AAATGAAATTGTATTGTCTAAATTCTATTCTATTATGTCGGCAGATGATGTAGACGTTGAGAATGAGCAACTACTAGAATATCTAAAGAACGAGTACACTCAGCAGGAGATCATGGACCAGCTAGAAGAGTATCTAGACTCTTCTGTTACCATGTCAACTGCACAAGAAAATGTAGATAAAATTCATCAAATTATTCTTCATGTTGAAGATCGTGTAGAGCTGAAAGATCCCGACCAGGATATGCAACGCATCGAGCTATTCGACGACGAAGAAGATCTAGCTAAAATGTTTTCGCTGGGTCTCAATGATGAATTCGATTCACTCATTCAGTTTCATCCGCAAGACTACATTCTTGCAGGTGGTCGGCGCGGGGCTGGCAAATCGCTTACTTGTGCAAATATTGCTGTGAATGCTTATCGTAATAATAAGTCTTCTCTCTATTTCACAATCGAAATGCCGTCCCGTTCCATTTTACAGAGAATGTGTGCAATCGCCACGGGTGTGTCCGCGGGCGCGCTTCGTCGGCGCAATCTCAGCGTAGGAGAGTGGGAGCTGGTAGCAGAATGGTGGGCCGGTCGTTTTGACGGCGGTGAAGAAGCATTCGCTCAGTATAAAAAGCATCGTAGCTTTGACCAATTTCACGCAGAGCTTGTAAAGAAGCATCGTCTACATGATAAGAAACAACTTGACGTAATCTATGATCCTTACATGAGTCTTGGAAAAATTCGTACAGAACTGGACAAGAAAGTTGCGGCCCTAGAGCCGTCAGTAATTATCGTAGACTATATCAACCAGGTAAAGAGAGGTAACTCTCGTAACGGTCAGTATGATTGGACCGAACAGATTGAGGTAAGTAAAGCACTGAAAGCCCTTGCGCAGGAGTACGAAATTCCTGTATTTTCGCCTTACCAGGTAGATATTACTGGTGAAGCACGATTTGCAAAGGGTATTCTTGACTCTGCGGATGCAGCATTCTCTCTAGATGCTCACACAAAAGACGATAAGTGCATTACCTTTAACTGTGTAAAAATGAGAGACAATGACGAAATTTCTTTTACTTCAAGAGTGGACTGGCAGAGCCTTCGTATTGGACCAGAGTCAGCCCCGATACCAGGAGAGAAGGATCTGGACGAAGTACATGATATTTAATTCTTGACAAGGGTGCTATTTTCCCGTATAATATATGGAGATTTCAGTGGGAGACTATCATGCTTGTACACGCTTCTGTGAACCATACCTACAGCGGACGTCGCAAAAAGAAAGTCGTATCAAGAAAGTTTACCAAACCTTTTCGAGAGTATCGCCCAAAGAGAGACTCACGCATCACACGCGAGTATGCGAGTCTACAAACGGACAATGGCGTTTGCGCTCGAAATACTATTATGGATAATTTGCACTTAGAATCCGCCGAAGTGCGCGAAGAGATTCTTGCAAAAAGCACAAGGCTTGCTCCCGCCTTCAACAAGGGCGCAGTTCAGTACATTACCGAAGGAAGTGACCCTCGCTTTCTTGGAAGGAAACTATGAACGTAGAAGACTTACTTGTAAGCAAAAAGATTGACTTTCGCACTTCTGGGAAAGACTTTCTTATTAAATGCTTAAACCCAGAACACGACGACAGCAACCCTAGTATGAGAGTCGATCAAGTCATGGGTATTTTTCAATGTATGTCTTGCGGCTTCAAAGGTAACATTTTTTACTTAATGGGAGAGACCCCCGACAGAGTTCAAACTGCTCGAGAAAAGATTCGTAGAAAGATTGAGGATGTAAGAGCAGAAAGTATCGGTCTAAGAATGCCAAATGATGCACAGTATATTGACGAAGACTTTCGTGTATCGGCAGAAGTTCTGAAAGAGTTTCGAGCGTTTAGATCGCTACAACCGGACTTTGCGGAGAGAGTAGTATTTCCCATTTACGATATTAAGAATAAAATTACTTGCTTTGTAGGACGGCTAGAAATTGATTATGATCGTGGAAAGCCAAAGTACAAAGTAAGCCCGAGCGGCAGTAAAGTACCGCTATTTCCGATGCGCAAGTTACAGCCTGAAAAAGGTCGCGTAATGCTAGTAGAAGGGCTATTTGATATGCTCAATCTCTACCAGCACGGGTTTCGGAATGTTCTTTGTAGTTTTGGCACAAGTACGGTTACAAAGGACAAATTGCAGCTATTGAAGATTGCAGGCGTCACGGGGTTGGACATTTGTTTTGACCCCGATGAAGCTGGTCAATCTGCTGCTGAGAGTGTAAGAGAGTTAGCAGAAAAGTTGGAATTTCGAGTTAAGAATATTAATCTTCGTGATACAGACCCCGGCGGTCTACCCGCTGTTAGAGCACGCAAACTAAAGGAGGCATTATATGGCTAAGGTCGCCCTGGTGGAAGCCAAACCTAGTCGTAACAACTACCAGAAACTTTTTCAAGGTTCATTTCAGTTTGACCAGTTTAGCCTGGCCTCTGACCCGAACCTATCGAAAGTTTTCAAGAAAGATATTGATATTGATATTAATATCGAAGACTTCGATTGGGTCATTCTTGTTGGCTCTGAAACTCTCAAGCATTTTACGAAGAATAGCTCTATCACTGAGTATTCTGGTCGTGTGGTTGATGACAAGTTTCTGCCTGTCATCAATCCAGCGATGATTAAGTTTAAGCCCGAGGCAAAAAAGCCCTGGGAAGAATCTCGTGACAATATCATTGGATACATCACGGGGTCGAAGCAGGTTCATAAAATCTCTCATGACCAGTTTTATGGTATTCAAGAGAAAGAGCCAGCTATGAAGTTTCTTCAGGCTGCGCTCGAAGCTCCTGCCGACTTTATCGCACTTGACTCAGAAACGACGGGGCTATATCCTCGTAACGGGCATATGTTGGGCTTCTCCATGTCTTATGAAGATGACCACGGTGCCTATATTTCTACTGAAGTCATTGACGAAGAAGTAGAAGAACTGATGCAGCGTATCTTTACGAAGAAGCAGGTCGTATTTCACAATGCGAAGTTTGACCTTGCTTTCTTCGAGTATCATTTCGGATTCGAGTTTCCTCGATTTGAAGATACTATGCTTATGCACTATATGCTGGATGAAAATCCCGGTACTCATGGTCTGAAGCAGCTTGCTTTGCGCTATACTAAGTATGGTGACTATGAAAAGCCGATGTATGAGTGGATGGACGATTATCGTCGAAAGAATCGTATTAACAAGGAAGATTTTACCTGGGATATGATTCCTTTCGAGATTATGCAGACTTACGCTGCAATCGACGCTGCTGCGACGTTTTTGCTTTACCAGAAGTTCAACAAGGCTCTTCGCAAGAACCCTCGTTTGAGCAAGGTATATGACACTATTCTGATTCCTGGCTGCCGGTTTCTTACCGACATTCAAGATAATGGTGTGCCTTTCGACCCCGAGCGACTTGCTTTCGGTCGAGTCGAGATGCAAGCAGAAATTGATAAAGCAGTGAAAGGGCTTTCTGACTTTACAGAAATTGCGAAGCTGGAAGAGGACCAAGGTAAGCCCTTTAATCCGAATAGCACTCTTCAACTGCGAAAGTTGCTATTCGACTATATCGGCCTTGAGCCGACTGGAAAGATGACAGGAACGGGTGCAGATTCTACGGATGCAGAAGTGCTGGGACAACTGGCTCTTCAACACCCTGTTCCTGCTCATATTCTAGAAGTTCGCAAGAATGGTAAAATCAAGAATACTTATCTTGATAAGATCATTCCTCAACTAGACCGAGACCATCGACTGAGAACAAACTTTAATTTGCACGGCACCACGAGTGGACGACTCTCTTCGAGTGGTAAACTAAATATGCAGCAGCTACCTAGGGATAATCCCATTGTAAAAGGCTGTATTCGTGCAAAAGAAGGGCATCAGATCGTCGCAATGGACTTGACTACAGCCGAAGTGTATGTTGCAGCGGCTCTAGCGGACGACCTTGAGTTACAAGATATTTTTCGCCAGGGAGGCAATTTCCACTCCTCTATCGCTCACCGAGTGTTTCGACTGGACTGTGAGATTGATGAAGTGGCAGAAAAATACGCTCGAGAGCGTCAAGCTGCAAAAGCTGTAACCTTCGGTATTATGTATGGCGCTGGTCCTCACAAGATCAGTGAGCAAGTGACCAAAGACGGCGGAAGTATGAGCGTTGGCGAAGCTCGAGCAGTTATTGATGATTATTTTGGCGCCTTCTGGAAACTCAAAGAGTGGATAGAGAACACGAAAGCCAGTATTGAGAGAGACGGGTATATTTACTCGCCTTTTGGACGCAAGCGTCGGCTACCGAACGTTGCATCTGACAATAAAGGTGTTCGTGGGCACGAAATTCGTTCGGGGCTGAACTTCGTTGTTCAGTCTGCGGCATCTGATATTAATTTGCTCGGTGCGATTGATATGCACTCGTACATTCAAACAAACAAGATGAAGTCTCGAATCTTCGCACTGGTACACGACTCGATTCTTGCGGAAGTTCCTCAAGAAGAAGTAGTCGAGTATCGAGAAAATCTTCAAAGATTCATTCAAATGGACCGCGGAATTTATATTCCGGGCGCTCCCGTGGGTTGTGACTTTGATGTTGGCGAAGACTACTCGATGGGCAAGTTTGTAGAAAAATATGGTGATAAATTACAAACACTTGGCATCAGTTGAGTTTCCCGTCTACGGTGTGCAGT